TAACCGCTAAGCAGCACTCGTGAACGAGCACAGCTTTATCAAAGCTGTGCATCGTTATCTTCCATCGGAGCTTTTCCGGTGGAAGATTCACGACACGTACGCTGGTGGGGTACCGGACGCTTTCTATTTGGGCCCTGCCAGCGCACTTTTCATTGAGTACAAGTACGTAAAGAAACTCCCCGCACGGCCCACCACTATCCTCCGCACTTCCCTATCTAAGCAACAAGAGCTGTGGCTCAACCGCCTACATGATTACGGTTTTCCAGGGTGGTACGTCATCGGTGTTGAAGACCGTTGTATAATCGTAAAAGATACGCAACGCGTAATTACCACTGCGCGCTTCTTACGTGACTGCATCTCTTTCAAAGAAGCAGCGTGCCAGATCTATGCCTTTGTACAAGGAGAGGGGAATGAACTACTACGGGAACATGAAGGACTCACTGCGCCGCGTAGCAGACTATCAGCAGGTGGAGATCACCAATCTGCCTAATTACTTTGCTGATGCTTACTGTGTCACGGTCCGTGAACGCAATAGCAAAGGTGCGCTGGTGCGCAAAAGCGACGTTGTAGAGATCAAACACGACGGGCAGCTAAACGCTGTAATCAATCGCCTCATGAAAGAGGCGATTCACTCGCGAGAAGCGTCGACCTACGTCTCAGGTAGCTGAAGCTCTTCTTCTAAGTAGCTAGCGACCGCAGCAGTCGGAAACAAGTAACGCTTGCCTCTCTTTATAAAGGGGAGCGCAAGCTTCTTGTTGTAGATTTGGTTGTACAGCGTGCTGCGCTTGATTCGCATAAGACCGGCTAGGTCAGTTATGTCCATAAACAAACCGTACTTATCAGACATCCGATCAGAAAGGGTCATTTGCGGTCTCCTCCTGCAGCCTGCTCAAATACCAGTTGCACTTGGCTAGGTCTTCTACAGGTTTCCCTTTGTACCGATAGCGCCAAAGGTACTTGAGCGCGTTACCCTTCAAGTAGCCTCGGTATTCGACAAGAGTCATGCTGGCTTTAATCGCGTCGATGCACTCGATATCGCCAGTGTTGTAGTGCGAGGGGTTGTTTACGATGTCTTCCATAATGCTACCAAATCCTCCTGATAGAGTAGCTTATTATGATTTACTTCTTTTTCGCTGTATATCCCTTGGCAGGCTTTTTCTTCTCCATACGGCTCTTCTTCGGAGGAGCGTTCAACTGACTCGTCTTCTTACGCACAGCGATCTCCTTAACTAGGTTCCGTAGGCCACTCAACGTATTCAGGCTTTAGCAGTGGACGGTTAATCGTGGACGGTAGATCACGAAGCGCCTGCCGGTAATCCACCCACTCCTGCTTCTGGGCCTCGGGCAACGGAGAGTCAACCACGACCCGCCAATCACAAGCCGCCAGCTTTTGATCACGGATCGTCCTAACCAGCAGCATATTCTCCGCATCAAGCTCCGCAGGGCCCTTTACTCTTCGGGTAAGGGTTAGCGTGCCAAGGTCCACGGCCCATTGTTCGGGGTCCAGGGCTTCTTCTACAGGCAGATAGCCGACGTACTCTGTGTTCTCTGGCGCTGAATCTTTCGCGGACTGCCTCCGCAACCCCAACCCATACCCAGTCGCTAGGTCGTACTTCAGATAGATCATCGCTGGATACCTAAGAGAATGATGTACGCCTCGTACAACGGAGAGTTAAACGCTGTCCAACGCATGGAGTAGTTGTACGTGCCTGCGGATTTAGCACGTCGCAAGGTGCCGCCAAGGAAACCACCAGTGCTCACAGCGGTAGGGACGCTGGTAGTGTTGCCGATGTTAAGAAGACGCGTGCCGCCTTCATAGATTTCGAGAATTATGTTACCCGCACCGCTGGCTTGCCCCTGAAAACGTACGCCCCACAAGATCAGAACCTCAGTAGCCAGGGTAAGCGTAATGCTCGGGTCGGGGAGACCGTTCGCCGCAGTCCTAAACGTCGGCCATGACGGAGCTAAATACCCAGAGTAGGAATCCGCCACTGGGACAATAACCGACTCCCCAGCGAGCTGCAGGGTGTCAACCTGGGCGGTGCCGATCTTAGCGGTGGTAATCTGCGCATCGCCAATCTTCGCGGTGGTAATTGCGGCGTTCGCAATCTTAGCGTTGGTGACCTCGCCATTGACGATCTTCGCCGCAAAGATACTGGCGTCTTGGATCTTAGCCGTTGATATCGAAGCGTTCGCGATCTTGGCTTCATCGATCGCCGCGTTGCCAATCTTAGCGTTGGTGATCGTACCGTTGCGAACGAACGCGTCCGCTATGTATACGCCGGGGGGTACGCTGACGCCGTTAATCGTCTGAGTCGTGGTCTGGACAATGAACGGGACAGTCGGCGCACCCGTGTCGCTTGCGTTTTTGAGGATCGCAAAGCGGTCAGCATTAACGGTGAACTCACTTATGATGTTCCCGGCGCTTGTACCAGTCGACGCAAGTCCGTAGCCGGCTACCGCACCGTTGTTGTCGATCTTAACGGTGTACTGAGCCTCTAGCCCGTTTACCGACGTTGCGTTGGTCTGGATCGAAGCAGTGTTGTTCCCGACCGTAGTCGTCAGCGTAGAGACATTTGAAATCACTGCGCTCAGCGACGCGCCTTGGCTAGAGACCGTAGACGACAGGGTGCTCAGCGCCCCGGCCGTAGCGGACACGCCGGTACTTGGATCGTAGACCACGTTTCCTAAAGCGGTAATCGCGCTTGAATTAGAACTTATCGTGCTGCCTTGAGAGCTGACCGTGGATGATAGGCTACTCAGGGCGTTAGCCGTCGCTACAACGCCGGTAGTAGGGTTGTTTACTGTCCCTTCAAGCGTCGTGATGTCGCTGGCATTGGTGGAGATGCTGCTGCCCTGGGCGGTCACCGTGTTGGTGAGCGTCGAGAGTGAGCTAGACACCGCTGCGAGGTTAGAGTTCGTGGTCGACAGCGTGTTAGACAGGCTCGTAATCGACGACGAGTTGCTGCTAATCGTCCCCTCAGCAGTGGTGACCCGAGAGTCCAGAGACGACAGCGCCGTAGAGTTGGCGCCGGTGACAGTCTGCAGGTTGCTTACGCTGCTCTGCACGCCAGACAGCGTATTAGACAGGTTCGTAATGGACGTAGACTGGCTGCTGATAGTGCCTTCAGCAGAGGTGACCCGTGAGTCAAGCGCTGACAGGCCTGCCGCAGTGGCGGCTACGCCGGTAGTGGGGTTGTTGACCGTGTTCTTAAGGGTCGTAATCTCGGACGAATTGGAGCTAATCGACCCTTCGGCAGACGTAACCCGGCTATCCAGTCCGGAAACAGCGTTTGACGTTGCTACAACGCCGCTTGTGGGGTTGTTGACCGTGTTCTCAAGCAGCGTAATGTCTGATGAGTTACTGGTAATCGTGCCTTCGGCAGTGGTGACCCGCGAAGTCAGCGCCGAGAGCGCAGACGAGGTAGCCGCTACGCCGGTCGTAGGGTTGTTTACCGTCGTCTCAAGGTTGGACACCCGAGTCACAGTGGCTGCAAGACCGGTGGTGCCGTTGTTTACCGTAGAGGTCAAACCGTCCAACGCGGTAGCCGTAGCGACAACGCCAGTAGTCGGGTTGTTAACGGTGGTCTGTAGGCCAACAATCGCCAGCGCCGCAGCTGACGTGCTGCCGGCATTCACGTAGTTGATCTGCTGGATATCAGACGTGTTGTTACCTACCGCGTCCCCAAGGCTCGTGTAGTCGCCAATGAGGGACCAGTTAGTGTTGGACACCGTAGGCTCAGAGTTAGTGTTGGCGGTAAGGGCCTTCCACAGCTTACTGTTGTGCTGCACAAGGTCATCGATCGCATAGGACGTCACGCTGTCCCAGGCGTCGATGGCGTTCAGGTCGTCAATCTGGCTCTGCAGTCCGCTTACTGCTGCCGTGATGGCTGCTGCACGGGCGGCTGATTCGTCAGAGATAGCCGTAGCCCTGGCGCTGGCCTCCGCTGCTACTTCCTGGGCGATCCGGTAGTTAACGGAGCCCACGACAACTTCCGAGGCATCGATGGCATCAATTCGGGTGCTAAGGGCAGCGGTCAGTTGGCTCTCTGAGATAGCCCCCACCAACGTGTCCAAGAGTAGGACCACATCTAAAGCAGTCTCTGCCAGCGTACCAGCGCTAGCGTTAAACGGCCCCGGAACACCGGACGTAGATACGTGGCGAATCCAGTAGTAGTAGCTCTGCCCCTCCCCAACCGCGTCGACGTAGGCCAAGCCAGGAGAGACACCCACCAGCTGAGCGTCCCCGATGCTGTCGCTGTCGTGGCGCCAGATTTCCGTTTGGCTGTGGTTACCGTAGCGGGGGTAGTCCCAGTACAGTTGGATCAACGAGTAGCCGCCGGTCGCCGTGAAATTCGTCGGGCGCGGTGGCACTGACAGATCGGCGTCTGGATTAAGGAAGTCTAGGTCGTTAGGCCGGTTCGGGTTGTAGGGGCGGTTGCGTAGCTCTTCCGCAAGCCCCGAGTTAATCAGCTCACGCAGCGTAATCGCACGGTCCCTAGGATCGCCACGCCGCCCGAGACGAACTTCAAGGGCTTCGGATACCGCCTCAAGGTACGTACGAAGTGACGGCGAAACATCCGACGGCGGTTTGGGGATGCCAGGGATAGTCGTCGGGTCGGTCGTCCGCGTGTTGCTGTTTCGGCTCATGTCGCTGAGATCTCTTCCATGCTTTGCGCCAGGCAAAGCTCGTTGATCTCAACCGCCCCCGAGACTTCTACCTCCCACTCCTGCCCGATGACAGGGGGCAGGCGCATAATAGGCTCTCGCAGCGTTCCAGTAGAAGCGCCAGACGGTACTGTTACAGTCTGCGTGTACACGTTGCTGGCGTAAGACAGTGTGTAGTTAGCGATGAGCGTACCGTCGGCCCATACTTTAACAGTCACAGGGTACGCCTCGGCGTCCACAGACACCCAGCCCATGCTCACAGGCTTCGGAGTGACGTACTTCTTAGACTTCCAAGTCAGCGTTCGGTTGGTGCTGCTGCCTCGGTATTCTTTGATCTGGTCCGCAACCACCAGATACAGCTTGCCGTCTGACGGGTTGCTGTAGCCACCGTTGACTTGGCCAGCCGTCGTGAGACGAGATATAGCCGTCTCAGCTCCACGGGGATCATAAACAAAGCCCAGGTGGTCACTACCGCTAGTCCAAAAAGCAACATAAGTGTTCTCATAGCGGAAGGCCCTGTAGCCAGTCGGGTTGAAGTCAGCGTTCCACTGCTTCGCAGAGATCAGCCCCTGCGTCACCACTTCCCCTTGGCCACCGGTCACAGCCACTAGGCCGTCAGGCCCTGCGTAGAGCAGGTAGCTGCCCATATCGACCACTGAGCGAGCGTTTACGCAGGCCTGGGCGATGTCCATCTGCACCGCAGTCATAGCGCTCGGGTCCGTACCAGTGATGAAGTACGGACGGCCGTCGGTAAGCGCTACGACGCCGTTGCTAACACTGCCGATGGCAACAATGTCCGCTTCTAGGGTGATGCGGTAGTCGATAGGCCACGCATGAGGCAGGAACGGCTCACTGAGGCAGAACCGGTTACCGGAGAACCCTGCGAACACGCCGTTAGCTACGGCGGTCAGGCCCTGCATAGGCCCATCTGGGTATAAAGAGCTGTTGTCATCAGGGGGGCCGATCCACGTCTCACTGGGGAGTACCTCTCCAAGGCCAGCGGACGGAGTCGTGTCGTCGTAGCTGGTAGTGGTAAACGGAACCTCAGCTACGAACTGGAACGTGGTGTTGGTAGAACCGGTGTTCGATCGGTAGATGCGCTTGAGAGCGCCGGTGCCAAAGTTGTAGTTCCCAGACGGGTGGTCCGCAGACGGTAGGGAGACCGTCACGGTTTCAGTGTCGGTACGCTCAATAGCTGTGCAGGCAGGGCTGGGGGGCCCTTCTTCCCCAAAAGCAGTCACAAACGTGTACACGTAAGACACGTCGTCGGGGGTCTGGGTGTCGTCAGCCGTGCCGGACTTTGTAATCGACGGCGCGTTAGCCGGAGCAGGTACGCCCAGACGATAGGATACAGCTGGGTAACCGCTGGTACCGGAGATCATTGAGATCACCGTGCCCATGCGCGGGTAGCCCGAAGACCCACCTTCACCGGTCCAATACAGACGGTCTAGGGTGTCGTCAGGGATCGGCCCACCGACGGCTTTTACGTCTTCGTCGTCCCACTCAAGCCAGTCCGTGTTGCGGTAATAATAAATACTGCGCACGGCCCCGCTCTGCAGCGTGAACTCGTTGGAGTCATCGGTGGTGGGGGTTAAGCGCCCTGCTTCGAAGTCTATATTCTCAGCAGTTTGGGCGAAGTCATCAGCTAAGAGGCGGGGGGAAACACCGGGAGCGATGCCGTTGAAACGGATGCGCTTGAAGTAGGCCATGAGTACCTCACTTTAGTAGCAAGGTGACGATCAGCCCAGCCATGCTACATATGATGGTAAACCCGATCATAAACATCTGTCGGGACATCGTGTCCAAGCGACCGTCGATGGAATCTAGCCGGTTAAAAACCGTCTTGGACCGTTCTTCGCACATCGCTTCGTGGGTAGTGATCCTGTTAAGGGCTTCCCAGTAGCGTGAGTCGTCTGGGTAGCTACTGGACGACATGGCCTTCAGGGGGTCCTTGAGGGTCACTCGTTGGTTCATTTGTCTCAACCTTGCTCTTGATCATGGTGGCAAGATTGCTAGCCGACAGTTCATGAATGATGGCTTGCCGACGAGCACTGATCATCATGTCCTGAGCCTGAGCGTGCAGAGACAGTAACTCTTTGACTTCGTTAGACAAATCCTCAAGCGGATAAGTCTTGTCACCAATAGTCACTGTTTGCGGCTGCTGATCGTTCATGCTAACTCCTTTAGTGTGGAACTGCTCCACGGATCATTATATTAGCTATTGTGGTATACGCAAGACGCACATTTACGCCAATAGGTACCACGTTATACCTGCTGGAACACCCAATCCGAGCACAATAATAGCTGACGCGATTGTCCAGAATTTAACTTCAGCCTGCCGCTCTAGCTGCTTATGGACCGTGGCCTCACGCTCAGCTTTGATCTTACGCCGCATGGCCACCATCTCGTTCCAGCCGTCTTTGCCATAGGCGTAGAGGACCATTTCACGGATCTGTTTCTCTTGCGCCTCTAGCTTCTTTTTGTGAGCAAACATCTCCATAGCCTCTTGTTCCACGGAGGACCTATGGAGGATGCGGCGAAATAGGGGTGGGTTCTCGGCCTGTTTCTTGGCGAAATTAAAGTCGCTAACAGCGCCATACCATTTGCCTAGCTGACCAAATACGTCCTCGACCTCTCGGCCTGCGCCAACAAGTTTTTGGACAGTCTTAAAGGCAGTGGTCGCAGCGGTTACTGCGGTGATGGGATCTATCATGCCAGTCATCCTTCATGACTGGCCTCTTCCTGAGGGGGTTAAAGATATCGGTATTTTATCATCGCTATGTTTATGCCGTTCTTCGTTTCGACAGAGTCGACCGTCACCTCGTAATACGAAGCCGCACCCGGCTTATTCAGGTGGTAGACCATGATCGAGCTGTCTGCGATGCAGGAGATCTTGTACCCCAGCACCCCCCACTCTTCCCGGAAATAATCCCGGCACTGCTCAATGTAGGGCTGGCTGTAGAGCCAAGACTTGGACCCGTCGGCATCGGGTCCGTAGATCGCCATGACCCAGGTTATGTACTCCTCGTCCATGGCGTTGATCGAGCCCGCAGCGATGTGGATCGCGTGCCCGTCCTTTCGCCACAGCACACCCTTGGTGTTAGGCAGGTCGATGATCTCTTGAAACCTGGCCCTAACAGCCTCGCGCTTCGCGTCGTCGGTGTCGGGGCTCCCAAGATAGCCCCAGTGGAAGGTCCCTCCCTCCATGTAGGGCAAGCTTGCGGAGAATAAGGAGTCAAACTCCGCACCAGCGACCGACGTGATCTCTTCGATGGTGATCAAGTCTTACGTCCCCCGTAGAACTGGCTCATGGAGATCGTTCCGCTGCTAGGGATGCTTGTGTTGACCGTTGTGCTCGTCGAGCCAGTTCGGCGAATCTGGTAGTAGTAGTTGGTGCCGGTTTTATCGCTGATCGTATTCCACAAGCTGCCAACCTCGTAGGTGTATCCGCCGACAGTGATGCTGCTGCCAGAGCCGCTGCCTACATTCGTGCCGT